ATGTTTAGTTATATAAAAAAATTGCAATACCCCATCAATATTAAGAATCCGGATCCCCGCGCTGCGTCCATTATCATCAGTCAGTACGGCGGACTGTATTGTATTTAGATATAGAGTCAAAATATGGACAGTAAATGACGGCGTTAAGCCAAAACTCGCACTTATTTTTCAATTCGTGGCGGAAAATGTGGCTAAAAATCCATCAAATATAGTAGAATATCTCCAGTGTGTTGTCCGGTTTTTTGAATGTGATGTGGTCTACAATGGAGCGCAGGGCTTCGTTCTTGACGCTTTCCGCTGTATCCGGAGACTTTATCAAATTGAGCACGAAACTGGCTTGCTGGACGAACTGGGGCGGAATTTCGCCGCTCTGTGACTTCTCGACCTTGGCCTGCTCGGCTTTGAGTGTTTCAATCTTATTTTGAAATGCCCGCTTTTTGCGCCCATACTCTTCCAGCGTGTCATACCCGGCATCGTAGGCATCACTGGCCCGCTTGATCTTTTCTTCTTCCTTGCGAATGAGCAGCGAGTAGTCTACCACTTCATTTTGCAGCTGCTCCTTTGGCAGCACATTGAATTCCAGGGTCTCCAGGGACTTCTCAATGGCAGCAATCACCGCAGCGTTGGCCTTGCGTATGGATAGGTAGTGCGATACCTTGCACTTGCCCCGGGCGTAGTTGTGGCATTGCACAGCGGGATCCCTGGCGGCAATATAGGTCAGCGTGGCACCGCAGGTGTCGCAGCGTAAAAGGCCTTTCAGCATGAATGTGACAGGCTGCTCCTTGCGCTGCCATTTGCCATACCGTCTTTTCTGTTCCATGATCTTCTCCTGTACTTGATCGAATGTGTCTTGATCTATGATCGGCTGGTGCTTGCCGTCCACATACATAACCTTGCTGTTATCGCCCTTGTACCGGTCTCTGGAGGCTCTGCCGTCTGTGCTCCAGCGGATTTTACCAGCATACACCGGGTTCATCAGTATGTACTCCACAAAGCGGTTGTCCGGCGGGTTGCCTCGGTAGGTCTTTACGCCCATGGCGTTCAGCTCCATGGCAATCTTGCGGTAGCCTTTGCCGGACAGAAAAGCATTAAAGATGTACCGCACGGTGGGTGCGTCCTCGTTGGGTGTGAACACTTTGTTTTGGAGGTCGTAGCCAAAGGCACCGGCGCTCATGGCTTCGCCACGGCTTGCCTTTTCCGTCATGCCCCGGGTCACTTCCTGGGACAGGCGGGTGCTGTAATACTCGTCCATGAATTCTATAATGCGCTCGATCAGCGGGGCAAAGGGTGAGTCGTCTATGGTCTCGGATATGGAGATCACCGACACGCCGATGCGCCGCAGCATGGACTTATATACGATGCTTTCTTCCTGGTTGCGGGCAAACCGGCTGAATTTCCATACAAGAATTGCCTGGAACGGGTGCTCCTTGCTTTTTGCAAAGGCGATCATATCATTGAACGCCTTACGCTTTTTAACGCTTCGCCCGGAGATACCATCGTCATAGAATACATATTCATCCGGCACGCAGTAGCCGTTTCGGACGGCGTACTCACGAATGAGTTTAATTTGGCTGTCCGGGCTGTACTCGTCTTGCCGGTCGTCACTTACGCGGATATATGCCGCTGCATATTTCATTGTACCACTCCCATAGATTGTACTTAAAAAAGGGCGCAAAAATGCCCTGCTTGATTTATCGGCAGGGATGTGGTACAATATCCAGTGTTGGGTGGGTTATGTACTACATATCCTGCTTATCGGCTCTATCCTGTTGGCGCAGGGTAGGGCTTTTTTTATTTTGTTGTGACTTACTCTAACTTCCCGGCCAACGCCTGGAATTGATGGAGATAGTTGTCTTTGATGTCCTCAAAGATCTTGGTGGCCTCTGCGTCATCGTACAGGTGCGTGGTCAGGTTTCGGGCATTCAGGATCTCCACCCACACCAGGTCGTTGTCCACAAGGCCGTCAGCAAAGGCCTGGCGCATCACCGGCTTGGGACTGTTCACTTCCGTATAGCCCTGCTCCAGTAGATACTCACGGCAGGTTTTCCACGCCAGCTCGGTGCAGAATTCAAAGCGCTGGATCACACCGTCACGCATGGTGGAATTGGGTAGCTTGTCATAGTCGGCAATGGCCTCCTCCAGGCGCTGCACTGCGTCTTTGAATTTGTCCCGCTTTTCTTCATATTTGCTCATTAAGGATACACCGTCCTTTTCTATATTCTGAAGTAGTTTGGGGTCTGTGTCCCGGCGGACAAAGACCAGGTCAAAGTCCAGCAGGGTGGGCAGGTCCTCAATGGCCTGGGCAAGCTGCGCCTGCCGTCCTCGGTCGTCTATACCGTAGATAGCCAGGTCGATGTCGCTGCGCTGCCGGTTGTCACCACGCGCCCGGGAGCCGTAAAGCACCACCTTAGCTGCGCCGTACTGCCGGCCGATTTTTGCAATTTGTTTGTAGAGTTTGTCCATAGGGTTATACCTTGCCGCTTAATTCTTGAAGCACTTGGGGCATGGCTTGTAGCCAAGTCTTTTTGCGTCGTCTTTGGTGAACACACGGAACGATTTGGTTTCTGTAAAATCCTTACAGGAGTATTGATGATAATACTTTTCGTCATTAGTGCAAACGATGTATCGCTCATAGAATGCCAATTCAAGCACATTCTGATTGTTACTAGAAAACATGAACTCACGGTCTTTGATTTCCGAATCGTATTTTTCTTTCAGATCGTCATACTGTGTATTGACAGCGTTCAATGATCTTTGAACTGCATTCCTTTCCGATCTCAGTTGGCGGCACTCTGCATTTTTATATATGGCAAAGCCCGCAGCAATTGCCGCAATGATAAAGGCAACTACGGCCAGGCTGATAACTGCTTTCATTTGCCTGTCCAACTGCTGACGCTGCTTGGCACCCGGAACATTTACTATATTCACTTCCACATCGTCTACATTGTATGGATCATTGGAAGCTATCGCCTCTGCCGCCGGTAATATCTTAACCTTCTTTTTCTTCTTGTGCACAAGGATATCAACGCCAAGTCCATTTCCCAGGAACACTGCTGTCCAGTAGAGACTCCTGCTAGAAGATGAACTTGGAATGCCTAATTTGAACTTTATGCAAATCAATAAGACTGCGGATAATATTGCCCATGTAATCGTAAAAATCGCAGCAGCCTTCTTTGATAATGGCTTTCGGTGAATTAAACGAATAATAACATACGGCAAAATATAAAGCGCCAATGAAAGAATTATGTTAAGGACAACAAAACCTATATCCATATTCTACTCTTCTTTCTTTTTTCAATTATCATTTGCAACAGTCCGGGTCGGGTTCGTACCCGGCTTCTTTTGCTTCATCTATACTGTAAACATAAAATAGCCCTGAACTTATATCCGGACAACCATATTGGTGGTAGTAAGACGAGTGCTCGTCCGTAACGAAACAGACTTTATCTCTGTAAAAATCAGTTTCTTTTTTGAGCGAGTAAGTGGAAACGCCATAAATGACGACAATGGCAGCTATGATAAATGCGGCTGCTGCTAATTTGTTTCTGTCGTTACACACAAATATCCAGGCAATCACCAGCAAAGCGACAACGATCACAATTTGCCATGTTACACGGTTACTACCCGGCTGGCTGGCGGAAATGCGGGTGCGCTGTGAATCTTGTGCGCTCTGGCTGCCATAGGTGTAGTCAGAAGAACTGTAATCCGTGTCGTCATAATCACTGTATGAACTGGAATTATCATAATCACCGTATGGACACACGCCGTTTTCATGATCGTGTGCCGGATGTCCGTGATGGTAGTGATATTCTCCGGTGGCAGTATCATGGTGCCCGCCAGCACTATCCGTCTTTCCAGAGTGCGCAGATGTGCTCATGGGAATAAAACATACGGAGAGCACAATCACCAATAATAGAAGGATAATTCTTTTTCTTTTTTTCATTATGATTTTATTGCTCGATCTCGCGGACCAGCAGGCGGGGAATGCCAAGAACATGGCATTGCTCCAGGTCCTCGTTTCGGATGGTCTTAGGGGTGTACTCCGGGTTGATAGGAATAAGCTTCACCCAGTCTTCACCGTCCACATATTCTATCTTCTTCAATGTAGCCATATCGCCGTCATAGATGATGGCGCCGATCTCACCGGAGCGGTTCATGGTGCTCTGCTTCAGGATCAGCACCTTGTCGCCGTCCATATACTGCGGGTACATACTGTCACCTTTAATGGATAGCACAAAGAAGTCGTCCCGGCTGCGGCCGTGCAGGTAAGACTTGGGTATCTCTACCGTATCACCGCTCCAGTCCTCGTATGCAGGGTAGTCATACCCGGCGGCAATCTCACCAATTACCGGGAAGATCACAGTATCTTCTGTCACTTCCGGAGCGCGGAGAGACTTTTGTTCTATGAGATCGGATTTAAGACACCCAAAATAATTAGCCAATGCCTCTATTTTATCCATGCGGGGCATTTTTTCGCCGTTTCGCCAACTGGATACAGTAGATTTACTTACTCCAAGAAGGTTGACTATATCGGAAGGCGTTCTGTCACATTCTTCCATTATAGAGTTCAGATTCTTGGCGAATATTCTTTTGTCGTATTCCATATTGTTCACCTCACTGCATCTTACGAAACCACTATACACTTAAAGACGAAAAAAGTCAACATTTTTTGCAAAAAAGTTCGCTTTAAGTGTTGACTTGCGACCAAATGTATGGTACACTTTAAGTGAACTCGAGAAAGGAGGTGCTGAACACGATGTTTAAGATAACGCTCAAAGCTGCGCGCATCAATGCGAATATGCGTCAAACGGATGCGGCTATGGAGGTCGGAGTAAGTAGAGATACTATACGAAATTGGGAAACAGGCCGTTCTTCCCCTAAAGTAGATCAGCTTTGTAAGCTGGCAGACCTCTATGGGGTCCCTATGGACTATATTTTTTTACCTACAAGGTTCACTAAAAGCGAACAATTGTGACGAGACAGCCAGCCTTTAGATAAGCAGCAGGCAGCGGGGATATATTTTTTCAATTCTCTTTCTTTCTTTTTTCTTTTCTTTTTTGATTTCCCGCACGCCCGCCCCACCCAACATCACATTTATCGCAGCGGGCGGTCTGCTGCTGATTTAAGGGCTGGCAAATAAAAAAAGACCAACTGCTGGCACAGTCGGTCAAAGGAGTTGATAAGCTTAATATAATGAGTAAACACAATTATCAACACCTATAGTATAGGTGTTGAGAGAGAAAAAGTCAAGGCATACGGACAATCCGGCATTGCGTAACTTTAATTGAGGTGAACGAAATGAAGAAAGAACTGACCACCGTGATCATGGTTATGGTGGACGGCAAGGTTAAGCCCTTGGAGGACTTGACGGAAGAAGAACACAGCCGCATGCTGGCGGCGATGGCGCACCGGCTCACAGAGAGCATGAGCGACTACTACGCCCAGCACCCGGACGAGGTAAAGGAGTTGGCGAAGATATGACGAAACGAGAAAAGACGGCAGTCAACTGCAAAGGAGAATAACAATGGATAATGAGAAGTTGAAAGAGATACTGGAACGCCACCGTAAGTGGTTGAACGATGAGGACGGCGGCGAGAGAGCCAACCTGTATGAAGCCAACCTGTATGGAGCCAACCTGCGTGAAGCCGACCTGCGTGAAGCCGACCTGCGTGAAGCCGACCTGTATGAAGCCAACCTGCGTGAAGCCAAAAACATTCCCTTCATACCGCTTGTGTGTCCTGAAAGAGGCTCTTTCACAGCGTTCAAAAAGTGTGGCTCATACATTATCGAACTTTTGATTCCACAAGACGCAAAACGCTGTTCAGCAACCACGAGAAAGTGCAGAGCCAGTTATGCCAAGGTGGTGGCTATCACGAATATGGACGGTAGCCAGGCTGAAGTCGATCATGTGACCAACCATGCTTATGAACCGATTGAATATAAGATCGGCGAATATGTGCATCCGGACTCTTTCGATGATGATAGATGGAACGAGTGTTCGCATGGCATTCATTTTTTCATCAACCGCCAAGAAGCGGTGGAGTATTAAGGAGAAAACCAATGACAAAACGAGAAAAGGCAGGAATTGTGCTGGTGGTCACCGGCTTTCTGTTGGTGCTGTTTGGCTGCTGCCTTGTGGCGGATAATCCGTACTGGTGGGTGTCCGTGGCAATCAGCGGCACCGGCTGCGCATTGATCGCCCTGGCGGTGTTCGTGCTGCCCAAGGACGAGGACGAGGCCCGACAGGACAAGCAGCTGGTGGTTGAAGATGATAAGGATAGAGTGGTGCTGCTGGCGCCGCTGACAGATTTTGATGTGGCGTATTTACGCGCCTTAAAACTGGGAAAGGACAATGACAATGAGTAATGAATATATGGATTTGGTGATCATGACCAACGGCAAGGTATGCCGTGCTCCTGGGTTCAGCGAAATACGGTCCGGTTACAGAGTGGCCGTGCAGGGCTGTACATACGATGTGCTGGAGGCTGTGTCTGTACCTGTGAGCGAGGCTCTGCTGACGCTGCCTAAGGCGTATGGGTTTGTTCGCCCGCTGGAGTATGACGAGGACGAGCAGGAGGAGAATGCCGATGTATGACAAAGAGGCGGGCGTGATCGCCTGTGACAGCTGCGACATTACCATTGAGGGTTATGGGTTCTCCATCGGTGCGGGCAACGATGAGCCCAGCGGCAGCTACTGCTGGGAATGTGCTTGCGAGAAGCTGGAGCAGCTGCTGGACGAGAGCAACAAGGAAGCGACCATTGTGCGGCGCAGCGAAAACTGGCTTCGCAGCTGCTACGACCTGGGGGTGATCTGATGACCAGCGCAGAGATGGACAAGTTTGTGCAGGACTACGGCTTTTGCCCCCAAGACTGCGACCCGGAGGCGCGGGCAGAGGCCCGCATTGTACTGAATATAGACAAAGGAGAACGATATGGCGACACTTTATGAACTGACCGGCCAGGCGGCCCAGCTGATGGAGCTGCTGGAAGCCGGAGAGATTGACGAACAGACGGTCCAGGACACACTGGACAGCATGATGGTGCCGGAGAAGCTGGAGGACTACGGTATGGTGATCCGGCAGCTGACGGCGGATGTGGAGGACTACAAGCGAGAAAAGGAATTCTTCGCCGATAAACAGAGGCGGGCGGACAACGCCATTAAGCGCATGAAGAAGACCCTGGCGGCGTACCTGGCTGCCACCCAGCAGGATAATGTGCAGGCCGGACGGTTCGTACTGACCAGTACCTCGAGCAAGTCGGTGGATGTGTTCAATCTGGCAGCGGTGCCGGCAGAATACATGCAGCCCCAGCCGCCCAAGGTGGACAAGCAGTCTATCCGCAATGCTCTGTTGGCGGGGGAGACGGTAGCCGGTGCGGCGCTGATTGAGACCCCCGGCTGCGTGATCAAGTGAGGTGAATGGAATGGAGAACATGAAGATATATGAGGCGGTGCGCAAGGTTCCGGACAGCGCCAAGAAGAACATTAGCGCAGGCCGCTTAAAGGGCATGACTGATATTAACCCAATGTGGCGTATCAAGGCACTGACGGAGCAGTTTGGCCCTTGTGGTATCGGTTGGAAGGTGGAAGTCAGCCGCACATGGCAAGATCTGGGTGCGGATGGCGTGGTGACTGTGTATGTGCAACTGCTGCTCTATGTGAAGTACAACGATGAATGGAGCGCCCCTATTCCGGGTATTGGTGGTTCCTCGTTGGTGGCTAAGGAGAGTAAAGGCCTGTACACCTCCGATGAGTGCTACAAGATGGCTTATACGGACGCTCTGTCTGTGTGCTGCAAGATGTTAGGGTTCGGTGCAGATGTGTACTGGGCAGCTGATCGGACGAAGTACCAGCAGGTGCAGCCCCAGGACGCGAAGAACGAACAGGCACGGCAGCAGGCAGCGGAGAAGATCAGCCCGGATCAGGTGGCCGTGCTGAAAGATAACGCACAAAATGAGCGGGTCAAAAAGGCCTTGGCCTATTACAAGGCGAGCCGCATTGAAGATATGACCCGGCACCAAGCTGATCAGATCTTTATGAAGCTGGGCCTGTAAGATGAAAATCGAATTCAAAAAAGCTGACCTGGTGCCCACTATGGCAAAGGTGGGTGCGTTCATAGGCTCCCTGGCAGAGCAAAAGGACTATGTGCTGGAGATTAAGCCAAAGCCGAAACGCCGGAGCCTGGATGCCAACGCCTACATGTGGGCATTGATCGGCAAGCTGCAAGCGGAGTTGGCCAAGAATGACCCGCAGATCACCAAGGACGAGATCTACCGGGGCTATGTGCGGCAATATGGCAAGTCTGTGGACTACCAACTGCCGGACAGTGCCGTGAATGCCATGACGAAATCATGGGGGAGGAACGGCCTGGGCTGGACAGCGGAGAAAGTGGACGATGGTATTTACCCGCGCACCTCGCTGGTGCGGTTCTATTATGGCACAAGTTGCTACGGAACGAAGCGAATGGCCCGGCTCATAGACGCTGTGGTGCAGGACTGCAAAGCACTTGGCATTGAGACTATGACGCCGGCGGAGCTGGCGCAGCTGATGTCTGCTTGGGAGGAACGGAAATAGTGAAGAAGAGCATTATTCAGCCGGAAGAGCAGCGGCAGTGCTACCTGTGCGGCTCTGTGCGGGCCCTGGAACGACACCATGTATTTGGGGCATATAACAGACGGAAAAGCGAGAAATACGGCTTAACGGTGCTCCTGTGCCATAATTGCCACAACGAGCCGCCGAGAGGCGCACACCACTGCAAGCAGACGATGGATTATTTACATCGGGTAGGGCAGCAGGCATTTGAGACTGCCTACCCGGACAAGGACTTTTTATCTATTTTTGGGAGGAATTATCTTGATTAACAGTGCTGTAATTATGGGTCGACTGACCTACGAACCGGAACGGAGAGCCACGCCCAGCGGCGTCTCCGTTGTGCGCTTTCAGGTGGCTGTGGACCGCAACTATCAGAAGGCAGGCGAGGAACGCAAGACGGACTTTATCGACTGCACCGCCTGGCGGCTGACGGCAGAATTTGTGTGCAAATACTTCCATAAAGGCTCCATGATCGCCGTGGAGGGTTCTTTGCAGACAGACAACTATACGGACCAGAACGGCGAGAAACGCAAGAGCGTGCAGCTGGTGGCAAACCAGGTATCCTTCTGCGGCTCAAAGGCAGAGAGCGGCGCACATACGGCAGGAAATGCACCCGCACCGGACGCAGAGTTTGAGCCGATTGATGATGATGACGACCTGCCGTTTTAAGGAGAGCCTATGCAAGGATGGATCAAGGTGCACCGAAAGATTACGGAGCACTGGCTATATTCTGCGGAGCCCTACGACAAATTCCATGCCTGGATGGACCTTCTGCTGCTGTGCAATCGCTCACCTGCAAAGATGATGATTGATGGCAAGCTGATGGATGTGGACAGTGGCGAGCTGGTCACCTCCATTCGCTTTTTGTGCGATCGGTGGAAGTGGAGTAACACGAAAGTTAAGCGTTACTTGGATACACTTCAAGCTGACGGAATGTTGTCAGTAAAAAGCGACAGTAAAAAGACACGGCTTAGAGTGCTTCACTACGCCAAATATCAAGCATACGCAAATGCAAAAAACGACACAGAAACGACACAGGAACGACACAGAAGCGACACTGAAACGCCGCAGAAACACACAAACAAGAATGTAGAAGAATGTAGAAGAAATACAGGAGAAGGGAGAGAGCGCGCGAGCGCGTGCACGCCCGCAAAATTATATGGCGAGTTTAAAAATGTTCGATTAACCGATGAGGAGTTTGCAAAGCTGAAAAAACAATTCCCGCTTGACTGGCAGCGGCTTATCAAGAACTTGTCCTTCCACATTCACAACACCCACAAGACCTATTACGACCACTTCTCTGTTTTGCAGAAGTGGGGCGCAGAGGACAGGAAGAACAGCGGGGCACTGCAAAGCCCGCCGTCTTACGACCTGGAGCAGATCAAGCGGGACACCATGAACAACACAGACATCAAGTTTTAGGAGGAGCCTATGGAACTGAACACACTGACACCACGGCAGGCGTTGATCTATGACGCACTGATCCCGCCCGGCATGCCGGTGAGGGGCAAAGAGCTGGCGCGGCGGACGCGTATTAGCGAGCGGGACCTGAGATCAGAGCGCAAGGCCATGCAGGAACAGGGCGTGCCCATCGTCACCGGTGACTTTGGGTACATGCTGGTGGATGAGAACAATCCGGAGCCGCTGCTGCGGTATGCCAAGCGGCTGAACGCTCACGGCGATGAAGAGCTGGCCACGGCAGCAATGGCCCAGCAGATCTATGAAAGGCTGGTGACCGCAAGATGATGGTACGATTGACGATACAGGGAGAGCCCCAGGGCAAGGGACGGCACCGGGCTGTGCGCCGGGGTGACCACATAGCTACATATACGCCCAGGAAGACCAAGGACTACGAGGACGAGGTGCGGTTCTGCTACCGGCAGGCATACGGTGACCGGATGGCCTTTGCTGTTGATGAGCCGATCAGTGCAACGATCGTTGCAGCGTTTGGCATTCCCAAGAGCACCAGCAAAAGGCGCAAGGTGGAGATGATGGCCGGCAGGGTGCTGCCTACCAAAAAGCCGGACACGGACAACATCGCCAAGATCGTGCTGGACGCATTGAACGGCCTGGCCTACCCGGATGACAAGCAGGTTGTGGAGCTGCAAGTGCTCAAGACCTATGACTTGGATGGCTATGTGGAGGTCGAGCTGCGGAACTGGAGGACACGGACAGATGGCTGAACAATGTGCATTCTATGTGCGCTGTGATCGCTGCCGGTATGGCCGCAATCTGGGCAGCAATGAATACGGCTGCCGCAAACACCTGGCACCGGACGGAAAGACGATACACAGGGGGCAGTACAGCTGCGAGAATGGGAGAGAAAGGGAATGACAAATTACGAGCGAATAAAAAATATGAGTATTGATGAAATGGCAAGGGAAATCAATCACATAGGCAATGTTCCTTGCTATCCTTGCAATGACAGAAGATGTACAGGAGATAGCGGTAATTTTATCAAGTGTTGCAAAGGTATAAAAGAGTGGCTTAATAGTGAGGTCGGAGAATGACAAACTACGAAAAAATCAAAAATATGAGCATTGATGAAATGGCAAACGCTATAAATAATGGGTATAAATCAAACACCATTTGTGATTATTGCATATACAAGGAATTACCTTGTCATGGTTTATGTATTCATGGGGTTGTATATTGGCTCAATAGCGAGGTGGAAGAATGAAAGCAGGAACACATAGAAAAAAGTATGAGTATATACCGCCTGAAAAGAGAGTAGGCAAAAAAGAGCAACAAAGGATAATGCGTAGTGAGCTTCGTAAAGCTATGCGAAAAGCAAGTCCGTTTTATGCTTGGGTACAAGATAATTATGGAGGGTATTTATATGGCTTGTAAAGATTGCACACATTTTGATGTGTGCAAAATGTATGGTGCATTCCATACAAAAAGACGGATTTATAGTAAATGGAAAAACTGCCCATTCAGAAATGACAAAGAAAAGTATATTGAATTGCCTTGTAAGGTTGGCGAAACAGTATATTGTCTTGATGACATTGTAGATAATGAATTATGTGCTGACTGTGAACACTATTATGAGGGCGGTATGGGTGATTATCCGAGTTGTCAAAAAACTCGTTATGGTTTTAGACCTGCGAAATGTATCGAAATTATCGAGATAGTCGCAGATAAAGATTTCGTATTAAAATATTACAACGAGTTTGGTGAAAAAATATTTCTTACCAAAGAGGAAGCAGAATCGAAGCTAATGGAGCTTAACAATGGAACAACCTAAAAATCAGTATTGCAGATATTGTGCAAATGCTCTTGATTATAACGGCGAGTGTACCGATTTCATTTGTACAGCAAATGCTCTTTGCGGAAATAATGGTGCAGGTAGGTTTTACAAAGCTGTTAAAGCAAAAAGACCTAACAAATGCAAATATTTTGAATTTTTGAACGCAGATATATTTAGGCAAGATGAGAACGGAAATTTTGCGGAATATAAGTCAAGGAAAGTAGTTAAAAGTGATTATGAACAAATAAAAATGGGAGATTAACTATATGAAGAAAGCAATGTTGAGCCAGCCGATGGCTGGAAAGAGTGAAGCGGAGATTATCGCTACAAGAGAGCAAGTAATCCGGGTGTTTAAGGAAAGAGGCTACGAAGTCGTAAACACGCTGTTCACTGACGAGTGGTATAGCGACAAAGCAATGGAAGAGCGAGGCGTAGTCAATATCCCGCTGTGCTTCCTTGCCAAGTCGCTGGAGAACATGAGCAAGTGCCACGCTGCTTACTTCTGCCGTGGCTGGAAACAGGCAAGGGGTTGTCAGATTGAACACGCCGCAGCGGTGGCCTATGGATTGGAAATCATCTATGAGGAGGACGACGAATGAACATTCAACTGGACAAACAGGCGTTAATGCCTGTACGAGCGCACGACACGGACGCAGGGCTTGATCTGCTATCACCGGTGGACACGGTAATTCCTGCACATGGAGCGGTGACCATTGACACCGGGATACATATTGAGTTGACACCAAATACCGCAGGCTTTTTGAAGTCAAAGAGTGGACTGAATGTGAAATACGGAATCACCAGTGAGGGTGTGATTGATGTGGGCTACACCGGAAGTATTGCCGTCAAGCTGTACAACCACAGCGGTATGGATTATTCTGTATGCCGTGGGGACAAGATCAGCCAGCTGGTGGTGGTCAATATCGACACTCCGGATCTGGTGCTGGTGGACAAGTTGGCGGACACCGAACGCGGAAATGGCGGGTTCGGGAGTACAGGTCGCTAAGGAGGCACCCAATGTCAAAGTCAAAGCAGAAGAGCTACGGAGATGCCAAGGTTATCTGTCCTTACTATGACAGCCAGGAGACGGTACAGATCAACTGTGCACCGGCAGTGTATGATAGTTCCGGGCTGCGTGTGGTATTCCGGTCTAAGGTCAAAAAAGATGAACACATGCGGTCATTCTGCACCTCTTACTGCTGGAAAGGCTGTCCGCTGGCACAGCTGCACGATGACGCATAGCAATGGTATCATCGGGGGGGTGACGAAAGTCACCCTCTTTTTGTTATGCTAAATCATAGTGAGGTGATCAAGTGGACTGGAATAGGGTGAGGCGTGAATATGTCTCCGGCAGTAAGAGCCTGCGGACCCTGGCAGACGAGTACAGCTGTTCACAGTCCACGCTGCGTAAGAGGGCAGCTAACGAGAAGTGGACGGAACAGAGGAACGACTACCGGGCCAAAGTGGAACAAAAATATATGGACATGTCTGTGGAGCAGGAAGTAAAGCGCGTTGAGCGGCTGCACTGCCTTGCGGACGATCTTATGGATAAGTTGGACCAAGCCATAAAGGAGCTGAATGAAATGTGCTCCGTGGAGCATCAAGACGGCGAGTACAAGGTGGTGCGTGTGCCAGGTGTGGCTGTGGACCGTGCCGGCGCCAAACAGATTGCTTCCAGCTTGAAGGATGTAAAGGATCTTCTGAATGTGCGTGACGATCTGGACAGACAGGAGCAGCAGGCGCGCATAGAGCACCTGAAGAGCCAAAGCGACAGCGTAGCTGCAGGCGTACCAGAGGTGCAGGTGGTGTTGTCAGACGAGGTGAAAAAGTATGCCAAGTGAAGTGTTGGACCTGGGCACGCCACAGCCTAAGCAGGTGGAGTTCCTGACAGACACCCACAATGTTGTTGCCTTTGGTGGTGCCAGAGGTGGTGGCAAAAGCTGGGTAGTGGACTGCAAGGCTAAGGTGATGAGCTACGCCTGCCCGGGTATTACGCAAATTATTGTGCGCAAGACTTATCCCGAGCTGACGGAAAATCATATCGTGCCACTGACCAGGGCGTTGCAATGCTATCATCCGGATAGGCACCGGCGTCTGGCCGTGTACAACGACAGTAAGAAGACGATCACATTCCCTAATGGCAGTCGCATATTGTTTCGCTATTTGGAGCGAGAGAAGGACCTGGGACGCTTCCAAGACACGGAGTGCGATATCATGTACCTGGATGAGGCCACGCAGTTCACGGAGGATATGTTCAAGACTTTGTGGGCTTGTGTGCGTGGTACAAATAGCCATCCCAAAAGAATGTACCTTACCTGCAACCCTGGTGGTGTTGGTCACCAGTGGGTCAAGCGACTATTCATTGATCGGGTGTACGATGAGAATGAGAACCCGGAGGATTATTCGTTCATACAATCCCTGGTGACAGACAATCAAATACTGCTTGATAACAGCCCAAAGTACCTTCAGCAGTTGGACGCGCTGCCTGCCAAGGTACGCCAGGCATGGCGGTATGGTGACTGGAATGTGTTCTCTGGCCAGTTCTTCGAGGAATGGCGGAATAACCCGGACCACTATACAGACCGTAGGTGGACCCATGTGATAGATCCGTTTGATATTCCTGCCGACTGGAAGGTGTATCGCTCGTTCGACTGGGGGTACAGCAAGCCATTTTCTTGCGGCTGGTGGGCTCAGGGATATGATGGTGTGGTGTACCGCATTAAGGAATGGTACGGCTGCACTTCACCGAACGAGGGACTGAAACTGCCGGCGGATATCGTATTCCAGAAGATCAGAGAGATAGAAACGCATGACCCGCTGCTGGCGGGCCGGCATATTACCGGCGTAGCAGACCCTGCTATCTTCGCCAAGGATGATGGGTATTCAATTGCGGAGACGGCAAACAGACACGGTGTGTACTTTGAGCGCGGCGATAACACCCGCATAGCCGGGTGGATGCAGTGCCATTACAGGCTGATGTTTGATGAGCGTGGGTACCCGATGATGTATGTGTTCAAGAATTGTAAGGACTTCATCCGGACCATCCCTATGATGATGTATGACGAACACAAGGTGGAGGACTTGAATACGGAACTTGAGGACCACGCAATGGATGAGTTCCGTTATTTCTCCATGTTGCAGAAGATACCGCCCAGGCGGAAGAAACCGGCCAGAGCGCTGGCAGACGATCCTCTGGATCAAATGAAGAAAGGATATTGATTATGGCTAAGCAAAAGAAAAAGCCGAGTAAGGAAGAATTTATGCAGCACGCCCAGGGGCAGACGGAACCGCAAAAGAAGCCGGAAGATACCGTAGCGCCCGCTGCTGATGACCCGATCGAACAGGCGCAGCAGCTGGTGGACGAAATGTCAGCCGAGGAGCCGGAAGAGGAAGAACTGCACACCATTACAGAAGAAGATGTGCAGCGGGCTATGGAGCTGCTGAATAAGTACATGGCTGGTAAGGCGTCCGTAGATGCCCGAGTGGTGGCCAACCAAAACTGGTGGAAGCTGCGACATTGGGGCAACTTCAAGTCGGATCACGGCAAAGAGGGTGACAAGCGCATTAAGCCGGCGTCTGCATGGCTGCATTCCTGCGTGGATAACAAGGTCGCTGACTATATGGACAATTTCCCTGAGCCCAATATTCTGCCGCAGGAAGAGGGTGACAAGGAGACAGCTAAGCAGTTATCTGCCGTGGTGCCGGTGGTGCTGGATGAGAACGGCTTTGAACAGGAGTTTGACCAGGCAGTGCACTCCAAGGTCCTGAACGGTACAGGCATATACGCTGTGGTGTGGGATCAGGACAAGCTGAATGGCTTGGGCGATGTGAGTGTTAAAAAGTGCGATATCCTGAATTTTGCTTGGGAGCCTGGGATTGAGAATATCCAAGACTCGGCCAATCTGTTTCATATCACTTCTGCCAATAACGATGTACTGGTGTCTCAGTATCCGCAGCTGAAGGACCGATTATCCTCTATGCACAGTGTGATACAAACAGAGTACCAGTTTGATGATACGGTGGACAAAAGCAATCGCAGTCAGGTGGTAGACTGGTACTACAAGGTGAATGTGGACGGCAAGAATGTGGTGCACTATGTGAAGTTCTGCAACGGCGTAGTGTTGTATGCAACTGAGAATGACCCAGAACGGAAGGATACCGGGCTGTATATTGACGGCAAATATCCCTTTGTGTTTGACCCGCTGTTCCGTGTGGCCGGAAGTCCTGCTGGATATGGCTATGTGGACCTCTGTAAGGAACCGCAGGAATATATTGACAAGCTGTCCCAGGCAATGTTGGAAAACGCGATCTGGAGCTCTGTGCCGCGCTATTTGGTGCGTGACGATGGCGAGATCAACGAAGACGACTTCGCGGATACTTCCAAGCATTTCATTAAGGTGGGTAACAATGTGGGCCAGGACACCTATGCGCCAATCGTGATCAATGGCATAGACGGCAACGCCTACAATGTGCTCATGCACAAGATTGACGAGATGAAGGAGACCAGCGGCAACCGTGATGTGTCCAGCGGCGGTACAAGCAGCGGGGTAACGGCAGCCAGTGCAATCAGCGCTATGCAGGAAGCCGGAAGCAAGACTTCACGCTGGCAAATCAAGGGTACATACCGGGCATACAAGGAGATCATCTTGATGGTGATCGAGCGCATTCGGCAGTTCTACGATATGCCTCGTGTGTTCCGTATTACCGGCGCGGATGGATCTGTATCGTTTGAGACCTTCTCCAATCAGAATATGCAGGAGCGGCGTATTGAAACGCTGTTTCCGGACGATGAGTATTACCAAATGCCCAACTTCGATGTAGATGTATCGGCCAGCAAGGCCAGCCCTTACAGTAAACTGGCTCAAAATGAGCTGGCAGTGCAGATGTACAACCTGGGCGTGTTGAACCCGCAGAACGCAGATCAGGCGCTGGCACTTCTGGATATGATGGATATTAACCACAAAGACCGCATAGTGCAGCGGGTCCAGGAAAACGGTACGATGTGGCAAACGATTCAGCAAATGACACAGGCACTGAACACCAGCAATGAGATAATCAAGCAGTTGACTGGTCAAGATCTGATGAGCGGTCAGGATATGACACCGGGTGCAATGAGTGGTGCGGCGGTGACAGACACGCAGTCGGTGGACACAACGCCGACCGCCAGCGACAGCTTAGGTAACACAGACAAATACCAGGACAACTCTCTTGCAACGCAGGCACGCAAGAGAGTAGCCACAAGCACGAGTCCGGAATAATGACTACGGTACATATTGGTGCTTGCGCCGTAGAACTGAAAGGCCACGCCGATGCGCCACGCAACGAACAGGATCATGACCTGGTATGCGCTGCTATTTCTGCCCTTACCTGCACGCTGGCAGAAGTCGTGCGTAGGGCGTATGTAGCTGGTGCTCTACTGTGTGAACCACAGATCAAGATTTCTCCGGGAAATGTGTGTATTCGTTGCGCACCGATGGCAAATGAGAGTACGGTGCAGGCAGCGTTTACCTTTTTTCGGTGCGGGATGGAAATACTGGCCGATAGCTATCCGGGGCATATCAAAATAAGCTGAAAGGGGGGGTGACATGATCGCCCCCTCTTTTGTTATTATGCGAGTAAAGGGTTCGTCCACCTGATACGGACAGAAAGGAGTTCCTATGAGAACAGACAAATTGATGCCCATGTTGCTGCAGCTTTTCGATGGTGAGGGCGGTGCAGCAGACGGCACCGGCAGTGCGCCCGCCACGCAGAACAATACGGCAGACAATACTGCGCCCGCCACGCAGGATGGTGCTCATGAGAGCACAGCGGAAGACCTTGACAAAGAGTTTAAGGCTCTGATTAAGGACAAGTACAAAAATGCGTATCAAAAGCACATCAACGCTGCAATGCAAAAGCGGTTCCGTGCTGATGAAGCCGCACAGGCACAGTATGACAGGGTGTTGCCCCTGCTTGATATGCTGGGCGAAAAGTACGGCGCAGACGCTACGGACCCGGAGGCACTCATGCAGGCCCTGGAAGACGACAACAGCTTTTACGAGCAGGAGTCAGTTGAGAAGGGTGTGCCAATCGAGTCACTGAAGCAGATGCACAAGCTGGAGCGTGAAAACGCTGCATTCCGCCAGGAAATGCAGGAACGCGAACGGCAGGACGCAGCAGCACAGCAGTACCAGCAGTGGCTGGACGAGAGCGAGGCGGTCAAGTCCTTGTATGGGGACGCATTTGACCTGGACACGGAACTGGCAGACCCTGAGTTTGTCTCTCTGTTAAAATGCCCCGGCATCACGCTCAAGACTGCCTTTGAAGCACGCCACCTTACCGAGCTCACCGGTGGCGCAATGCAGTTTGCCGCTCAGAGTACAGCGAAAGCCGCTGCAGACACGATCCGCTCACGCGGTCATGTGCCAAAAGAGAACGCATCTTCTACCGCTCCTGCGGTCAAGACTTCTGTCAACATTGCTGCCTTGACAAGAGAGCAGCACCAACTCATCAACAAGAAAATTGCGACAGGGGAATTGAAAACGCCGGAGGATATCAAACGATTCCTTAGCGGCAAGTAAAAACCGATCCTCTGTCAGAAACGGAGGAAACATGAATAAGAAAATGAACCTGCAGCTGTTCGATGGCACCGCTAATATGGCTGCAACGACTGACACCGGCCTTGCGGCTGAAATCAAGGAATATTACATTAAGGAGCTGCTGGAGAATGCCAAGCCCAAGTTGGTGCATGGTCAGTTCGGGCAGAAAAAGCCCATTCCGCGCGGCTCCGGCAAGGTAGCAGAGTGGCGTAAGTTTTCCAGCTTGCCGCCTGCTCTTACCCCGCTTGTGGAAGGCGTAACGCCTAATGGCACCAAACGGACTGTGACCGCCATTAAGGCCACTGTGAGCCAGTATGGTGACTACATTAAGCACACCGATATGCTGCAGACTGCCGCGTTCGATAATGTGATCGTGGAGGACTGCAAAGAGCAGGGCAACCAGGCGGGCAACACAATTGACCTGGTGACACGAAATGCTATGCAGGCAACCACCAGCGTGGCTTATGCCGGCGGCAAGACTTCTCGTGATACACTGACTGCGGCTGACAAACTGACCGTGGCTGATGTGAAGAAGATGGTCAACGAGCTGAAGCGTCGGGATATTACCCCCATTGATGGCTACTATGTCTGCATTATCCACCCTGATGTGGAGACGGATATTATGCTGTCCAGCGAGTGGGAGGAAATGCACAAGTATGCGGATACCACCGCTCTGTTCGAGGGCGAGATCGGTAAGATTGGCAAGTGCCGTTTTGTCGACTCTTCCAACGCTAAGATTTACAAGCAGACTTCCGGCTCCAAGCTGGCTGTGTACGGCACGCTGTTCCTGGGCGCCAATGCTTACGGCGTTACCGAGCTGGACGGCCTGGGTCTGGACTATATCGTTAAGCCGCTGGGCTATGGCGATGATCCGCTGAACCAGCGTAGCTCCACCGGCTGGAAGGCTACGCACGGTGCAAAGATTCTGAACGAGTATGCCATCATTCGTTTTGAGAGCTGTAGCTACCGCAGTGCAGACACCAGCACCACGGAAAACTGATTGGAGGACTATTAAGAATGGCTGAGAAGAAAGAAACGGCTGAGAAGAAAGAAACGGCTGAGAAGAAAGAAACTGCACCTAAGTGGAAAATGGTGCCTGTGCTTATTCCGCTGGACCCGATGAACAACGAGAGCCACATGTTTGCTTCTGTGGCGGGCGTTGGCTCATATCAGATCGAGCGTGGTATCCCGGTAGAAGTGCCGGAGCCGATTGCAGAGGTAGTCAACCGCAGACTTCAGATGGATGCAGAGAACGCCAAGCTAATTCAAAAGCTGGCTGCACAGGCAGCCGGTATGTAACCGACAAAGGGCGGACGGAATATTCCGTCTGCCCTTTTTACTATGAGGAGGGAACAACAATATGACGATTGCGGAAGCAGTCAACCAGGCGGACAAGCTGTGCCCCAACACGACCTTTTCGATGAACGAAAAAATCGCCTGGCTGAATAGACTTGATAAACAAATCAAATTGGAAATTATGGACGCCAGAGAGGGCGCACCAGCCTTTGCCGGGTACACGGAGAAAACTCCGAATACCCAGGAACTGCTTGTGCCGTCTCCCTATGACGAACTTTATATACATTACTTACAGTCCCAAATGCTGCTGTACACCGGTGACTTCAACCGATACAGCGCTGTAAATTCTGTATTCAATACAATGCTGGCCTCATTCCGCAACCAGTACAATCGCACGCACGCGGCCAAGAATGTGCCGCTGCGCTTTTAGGAGGTGCGAGCATGCAAAGACCAGTGCTTAGTAATGTGAGCAACAACCGAGAGATGATCTCCACATTCCTGGGCTATAATCACCGAGTTGTGCAGCAGGCCGGCGAGTTCTTTAATACCGAGAATATCACCTTGGACGACTACCCTATGCTATCCAATCGCGCACCGATGAACCGGTACAAGTATCCGGAGTTTGATGGCGAGGTTGTAGGTGAAATTTATACATTAGATGGTGATGAGCGTGTGTACAATCGGATGTCGATTGTGAATAGTGCGTTTCAGGTCCACAAATATGGCAAAGCAGGGGACGAAATAGGAAGCTCTTTGGAACCGAAAATTGTAGTTTGGAGGGTTATGACCATTCGCTACTTTATTCGTTTTAAGGCGGCATTGAAAGAAAAAATTTCGGTAAGATTAGGACCAGATGGTTCGGATCCGTATGGTTTCGATGAAGCAGTTTCGTATGTTGGATTTGAAGCTGCTCTGTATGGTGATGTGTGTATTCATATTGGATCAGACGAACACACTTTTGATAATGGCGTTTTTTTTGCGCTTGGCAAGAATGTGAAGATGGAAACCGAAACGGATAAAGTCTTAGTGGTCGATACGATCTATAGGGAACATGAATTGGAAGCAAAAAGACCCATTTACAAGGACGAAACACAGCAGAACGCTTCTGATAAAGAAATTATTGATGCGTTAGAGCAGGAAAGCCTAAACCATACACAGAACGATGTAGATTGGCTTAATACACGTGATCCACGAGCATTTACATTCATTGATGTGGCGGCTTCCGGTAAGAATGTTGGCTGCCTAATCAAAAATCAGCAGATCACAGCAGCATTCAATGATGTTTTGTACTATGGCGGAGGTCATTATAGCTTCAGAGAAAAGCTGTCTGAATTGCAAGCCGTGGACGGCAAATTGCAGTTGTTAAACTTCGGTACGAAAATCCTAATCTTCCCATACGGATTGTATTTTGACACGGAAGAACCGGACAAGGGTGTGCTGCCGCTGGCCTTCGACAAGACGACTGACACTTATTTCAGCTGTGGTATGTGCAGTGCGGACGGTGCTCCGTACACGCGGTTGATATATAGTGCTGCAAAACCTGCCGGTGCTGCTGTAGGTACTTATGTTGTGCGGTCAAGCGGTGACCTAATGGCCGTGCGAGGCAATGGCGAGTTCAATACGGTTGCGGCTGCCAGCGCGTGGAAGCGGCAGGATAAAGACCCTGGCACAAAAGGCAATGACTATTGGCTGGATACCACCGGGACAACAGGTAGCGGACTTAAAAAATTAAGTCAGGGTACGCTATACAAAAATGAAGATGGTGCTTGGGTGGCAGTCGATAATGTGCTGTTTTCAAATACTTGGTTCTACGCATACTGGGTAGATACCACTAACGATGATGCACCTGTGTTCAAGGCTTATTCTGCCACAGCAGACGATTGGATCGCGGTTCCGGTGACCTATGTGTTTGTGGACACGACAGATATCAAAGACGATATACTTACTTCCGTTAAGGCAGGTGATACGGTCAAGTTCTCGGTGTCTGCAGGCAAGAGTGTGTTCGTTACCGAATGGGCGAATGTACATTCTGTAGCCGATGACGGCAGCCGGCTGATTGTTAAGGGCCTTCTGCGTGCTATTGATTCCACATATCACTGTCCAAACAGAATAGAAAAAGTGCTTCCGGAATTTGACTTTGTCACTGTAGCACAAAACCGCGTGTGGGGCTGCAAGTACGGCAAAGATTCCGCAGGTAAGCATATTAACCAAATCTACGCCAGCAAGCTGGGCGATCCGACCAACTGGTATTGCTTCGAGAATACAGCATCTGACTCTTACGCATTGTCCCTGGGCGATGACGAGCCGTTTACCGGCGCAGTGTCCTTAAACGATATGCCGTACTTCTTCAAACAGAATAAGATCTATGGCATTTACGGCGGCTATCCGGCGGCATACCAACGCATTGCCATTGAAGATCGCGGCGTTGAAAATGACTGCTCCGGCTCATTGGCGGTGCTGAATGGAGCAGTATTCTATAAGTCGCTGGACGGCGTGTGTGTATTTGATGGCAGCACGGTGACCAACATTTCCGCTGCCCTGGGTAACACACGATACACAGAAGCCAACGCCGGAAGTTCCCTTGGCAAGTATTATATTTCCATGAAGAACGAGACGGACGGCGGCTACGAGACCTTTGTCTATGACCTGAATACCGGCCTGTGGGTGCGTCTGAACGGAATGCGGTATCTGCACTTTATCACGGATTACACCGGGTCGGTCTATGCAATGGACCCGAACTGTATTTTCCATGAGCTTGGCCGACACAACGAGACCGCTTTGTCCGGACTGGAACTGTACAAAACGGAAGACAAGGTGGAATGGTACGCGGAGACCGGTGCCATAGACTTTTCGTACCCGGATAAGAAGATCGTCAGCCGTATTAACCTGCGGGCTAAGATTGCGCTGGGCGCTGTGCTCAAAGCGTTTATTCAGTACGACAGCAGCGGGCAGTGGATCCAAATGGGTGTGTTGACCGGTAATGGTACACCGAAGACGGAAGTATTGAATATCGTTCCGCAAGCCTGTGATCACTATGCGCTGCGGTTGGAAGGCTGCGGAGATGTTCGGGTGATCAGTATTGCAAACACAATGACTTTAGGGAGTGACTTATGACTTTTAACATTGGCAAGCCGTCTGACGGCGTAACGGATGGTCAGCGGATACAGCGTCTGTATCTGTACCTGAACCAGATGGCAGATAAGTTGAACTATGCGCTGAACAACATGGATGAACAAAACCTGACGCGGACTTTTTTGGCGTCATTAACCAATGGCGGAGACAGTGATCAGCAGAGTACAAAAGGCCTGAAAACGGAGCAGGTGGACGAGATGATCCGGGACGGTCGGTCATCCGCTCTACTGTTCAGCGGGAGTACCGCAAAGGCTGGCGATACGATCACTCTGAATGACAGCGTGGACAACTACCGCTTTCTGCTTATCCGCTTTAGCAATAGCTGGATGCACGCCCTGTGCCCTATTCTGGACGGAGACCGTAGCTGCACTGCCGTTCGCGGATCGCATACGAACATTAGCGCAACAAACAGCTTTACTGTGTGGTCCGTGGACGGCGACTATGCAGGAAATAAGGTAACGATCGACAACTGCTATTCTGCCAATGTGAAAAGCGGCAGCGTGACGATCACAGCACGAACAATATCGTATATATGGGGGATCAGATAAATGGCAAAGAGCAAACCGAAGAAAAGCAAGCCCAAACAGACGGCTGCGCAAAAGAACCTAAGCAGCTGGACAAAAACAGTCAATAAGTATAGCGGCGGATGGACCAATTCCAAGGACTATAAAGCACTGATGAAGTCCAAGGAAAAGAAGGACATGGACGCCAGTGTCAAAGGCTACAATTCTCTGTTAAACGGCGGCTATGGCGGGTATGCCAAGGCAAACGGCTTGACGGACTATACCGCCCGGCTGCAAAACATGTTGGGTGGCATCTTAAAGTCAAAGTTTTCTTATGACGCAGACAATGACGCTGCATACCAGGCCTACAAGGCACAGTACCAGGCGCAGGGCCGTAATGATATGCTTGACACTATGGGCCAGATGGCGTCAGCAACAGGTGGCTATGCCTCCTCTGCGGCGACTACGGCGGGTAATGCTGCCAACCAGGCACAGCTGAACAATCTGTCTAATATACAGTCGCAGCTTTTATCCCTGGCATATCAAAAGTATGACCAACAGCAGCAAGGCAAGCAGAACGCCTATGACCTTCTTGATAGTGTGAATCAGCAGCAGTATGGACGGTATCAGGACGCTGTGGGCAACGCCTATAACAAGATGGATTACAACACGAATCGGTTCAATACTTCCTATTCCAACGGTTACACGAAATGGAACGATGATCGCAGCTTTGCCTCCGGTCAACAGCAGTATTACGGCAACCTGAACGAGAGCCAGCAGGCACGCAAACAGGAAAGGGCTATTGCCGATCGGAATAACAAACTGCAGCGTAAAATTCTTAACAAGAAGTAAGGAGGAATTGGATGAGTTACAGTTCTAAGACCAGAAAAGCGCTTGGCAAGGTGAAACAGTCTGCGGCAACCAAAAATGCACAGAAAAACAGGAACGACTATGACAAGAAACTCAGCGCAATTGGCCCTTACCGTAACGGTACATTCGCTAAGATGGTAGAGGGTGCGGTGGATGATATTCTCAATCGCCGTGCCCAGTCTTCCAATTTCGGCAACGCTGATGTGTTCGGTGATTATGCCAGAGACTATGCGGCGCTTTCTAAGCTGGCAGCAGCGGACACGCAGACTAACGCAGAAGAGAATATGGCCGGTGGCTATGACACGGACTACACCGTGCCTGCTGCCCAGCAGAGCTATATGAACGGATTGGCCGGTCAGAATGAGGACTTGCTGTCCAAACTGTCTACGGCAAACCAAATCCGCTCCGGGGAAATGGAGAATAAAGCTGCCGGTGGGCAGCGAGCCAACGAGGCCGGCGCGTTCGACTATCAGAAGTACCAGGACAAGGTGGAAGCTCTACAAAACGCACGCTCTCTGTGGGACGCAGCGGTGGAAAAGACCGGTGCGGTAGATAGCCAGGCATACAGTGATAACCTGTCCTTCCTTAGCGATATGGCCAAATATGAGGGCAACTTGGGTGAGAGCAAGGCGGACAGAGCGCTCTCCAAGTGGAAGGCTGATCAGGATTACCAACTGGATGTACTGCAGTGGAAAAGGCAGCAGGAGGAAGCTGCCAAGGCCGCAAAGGCTGCAAAGGCCGCAAGGGCTGCACGCTCTTCTCGCTCTTCCAGATCCAGTGGACGCGGTGGCTACGGTGCTGGTTTTGACACTGGCGGTAAGAGAAAAAATAAGGTGAAGCCGGAATATCATGGCGTACCAAAAAGTGAGATACTCGCTTTGGGGTATGGCCCAATCAGCGAGGCAAAATTCGACTACCTTATTGATAGCAAGGCGGTTGAGATTAAAGAGGATAAAAACGGTAATCTGCATGTGAAGAAACGCAATGTGAGCATACCGCCCAATCCCGGGAAGCCGAACTTTAGTTTGGGTACAAAACTGTTTTGAATGGCGAGGAAAAACTATGGATATTAGAAAAAGCAAAAATTTTGCCAAAGTGGTACAGCATTCCGGCGCAGCTGAGCGCGTTGCTGAGGACACAAGAAAAAATTCCAGATTTTACGATCCGAAAAAGAAAAGATATGAGTATGACGACCCGGAAGAGGAGATCGCTGATGTATTGGCCCGCAATAGCTACAGGCGTAATGAAGTGCCTGAATATCATCAGCAAACGCCGGAGGAGAGTCTTGCACAGCGGCGCCAAATTATCCGTGCGGCCGATGATCGGAGTGATCTTGAACGCTTGCAGGATGAGCGTAGGTCCTATGCACGGCAGTATGGTGGTCAAACACGCAACACCATAGACAAGCTGATTGGTATCGCATTGGAGCGGACGGATAGCGAGCGCGCCGCAAAAATGCAGGAGGAAGCCAACCGGCACATGGCTGCGCTGGATGAATATGATAAGAAGATACAGGAGATGGAGGAGTACGAGCGGCGACAAAAAATCGTCGACAAATATTCGGATATTCCTAATCAAAAAGATTTTGCTGACAAGTCAAAGCAGATCGACAAGTCCAATCAGGACGATGTATATCGCAAGGTGAACGGATTGTCTGAGTCCATTGCCAGCGTTGCCAGTAATATAGGCACGGACAATGTGGCGATGTGGAATAACCGCATGACCAAAACGATGGACGATGAGAAATATCGCCAAATGACTGATGTGCAGCGGGGCACATACAATTATCTGTATAATACACAGGGCGCAGACGCTGCAAATGAATATATATCAGCAATTAGCAAGGATTTGCAGCAAAGAGCAACCGAAGCTGCTGTGGAGTCGCAAAAGGAAATGGTTAAAGACGGTGCTGTTGGTGCCACCGTGGCAAATATCGCTTCTGTTGGTGAAAATCTAATGAGTGCACCGGGTTTTATCACCAGAGCAGCAGCTAAAGCAACCGGCCATTCCGTAGATGATACATACGATATTTTTAATCTGTCCGGGAAGATGGCTAACGCTACTCGCGAAACGACCGCAGAAGAAATTGCGAATCAGGACTATTGGAAAGATAAAAATACTATTTTTGGAAACACCGGTTCTTGGATCTACAATGCAGGAATGTCTATGGCTGATTCGGTCGCTGCTATGCTGGTCGGCAAGAGTCTCGGCGTGGGCTTAGCAGGGGGTGAAACGAGTGGTGCAACACTTGAAAAGGTAAAGAACATTACTAAAAAAGCCACCTCACTGATCATGTCATCACAAATGGCAACGCAGACGGTTACAGACATGAAAGAAAAGGGCTTTTCTGACGATCGTGCGCTGGGCGTAGGTGCACTGTATGGCGCAGTTGAATATATCGCTGAAAAGCTCGGTTTAGGTGGGATCCTAAGTGCCGGCGGCAATGTGTTTGCACGCCTTGCAAAGAGTTTTGCGGCAGAGGGTTCGGAAGAAGTAGCAAGTAATATCCTTGATCGCATTGTCGATACACTGGCAAACGGCAACCAAAGCGAAATGATGGCTGCTTTTGATGAATGCCGTGCCCAGGGATTGAGCAATTCCCAGGCGCTTGCCAAAGTCGTGTCTATGGCCGGTCAAGAAGATTTATCAGCTTTCTTAGCCGGTGGCCTGTCCGGTATGGCGATGAGCGGCGCAAACGAAGCAATCATGTCCGGAGAACGGCATTTGCAGCAGGATATTTATGGCAAGAATTTGCGCCGCAGCGGGAATGCTGGAGAGTTGATTGACGCCGGGCTGACAGCAGATAAGAATTCTAAGCTGTATCGCATTGCCGCCGAGCTGGCTGATGCAGAGGATAGCGGCAAAACTATATCCAAGCGGCAGCTGGGCAAGCTGGCTATGGAAATGCAGACCAGCGATGATGCTGCGACTACGCAGGCTCAAAAGACCGTGCTGGAGGACGCTGTGCGCCAACGGCTGCAAGACAGCGGCGTTAAGAATGTGGACAAGGCCACCAGTCGCTTTGTGAGCAGCTATTTTGACGGCGAAGGGAAGATTAAAGGGGACAAGACCACAAAGGCCCTGTACGCCGAGCTGCAGGACAATAGCACTGACTGGGCGCAATCTACTACCCGCAGTATGGCCTATGAAATGCTGCGGGGCGGTGCAAGTGGCGCTTATCTGAATGAGCTTCTTGTAAATGATCAGCCCAAGAGTTATAATGAGTTCAAGGACACCTATGGTGGTATCACTGAGGCTAAAATTGCCCAGTTGGAGCAGGAACGCTTAGAACAAGAACCTGCCGAACAGAGAGAGACTGAGCACGGCTCTGCGGACACGAGTTATAATGCGCTGGTCACTGAAGCTGCCACGCCGGTGGATTTGCAGCGGGCAGAGCCTGTGCCGGAGAGCCAGGTGAAAGGCGTTCTTAAGGTCCAGGACGGCCATACCGTGGTCGAGCTGCAAGACGGCACGAAGACCACTACGGATTATTTGCAGTTCAACAACCCCAACACCAAGGCGGTTTACAAGAGCGCTGCCAAGTTTGGCTCCCTGGGCGCTTATGCACTGGTGAAAAATTACGACAGCAAGGTCAACCCTTATTCCTATCTGCACGCGGCGGAGAGCTTTTACAACGCCGGTGCGTCAGGCAAGATTACATTTGACCAGGCAGCCAACACACTGTCTGCACCGATTGAAATGGGGATTATGGACCGTGGTGCTGCCAATGAGTTGTTCCTGAGCGGTCAGGAGCAGTCTAAGGAGATCGGCACCACCAAGACCGCCGTTACCCAAGCAAATAAGAACCAGGGCGGCGTTGTAACACTGACCGGAGAAGCTACGGTTACCCCGCAGGAAAAGGAAGTCCTGGATCGTGTGGCGGCCAAGACCAAGCTGGATATTGTGCTGGACGGCAGCCTGGAAAGCAACGATAACGGCTATATTGATCCTGCCAACGGCAAGGTGGTGCTGAACCCGGACAGCGGGCATATCTACGCCACCCTTATGCACGAGCTGGGCGAGTACACCCACGCCTACAACACGGCGGAAATGCTGGACGCCTGCCGGCCCATCGTGGAGTATATGCTGGCAACCGGCGATTATGCGCACGATGACAAGATTGACCTGCTGCAGAAGTATGTAGATGGGTACAGCGAGAACGGCAAGCAGTATTCTATTGAAGATGCCGTCAGCGAGATGATCTTTGACTTCATCAGTGGTGAAGCCAGCACGCAGGAGGGCGGCGAGAAGTTCGCCAAGTGGCTGGCGGAAGATACAGACCTGACCCAAAAAGAAAAGAAGTCCGTTATCGAAAAGATCAAGGACTTCTTTACAAAGCTGCTGGACGCTGTGCGCAGCGTAATTGAGGGACAGGGTACACTGAATACCACTGCACGAGCCGGTCAAAAGGCGGCGCAGCAGGTGCCGGTGCTGGACGACTTCTTTAACGCGCTGGACAATGCCATTGACAACCGCCAAAGAATGTTAGAAGGTAAGCATGGCGGTGAAGCAGAAAATAGTCAGTCCGAAATTCGCCATTCTATTGAAATTACAGAAGACGGCGAACCGTGTGTCGTTATTGATAATGATGTACTGGCTGGCGTGTCCAAGTCGCGGTGGGCGACAAAAATCAAAAATATTTTGTCTGAATATAAATCAGGCGTAGATTTGTGGGGTGGCGTAGTCAAAGTAAATGCCATTAGCAAAAATGAGTTTTTGAATTCAAAATATTCTCAGTACCTTAAAGCAAAGGAAAAGACAGCCTACAAAGATAAACTGCTATCCGCACAGAATTTGGATGAGATCCTGAAATCCGGCAAAAACAAAAAGATTGAAGACTTGAAGCACAGCCGAAATGATAGCTTCAAGCAGTTTGCACATTCTGATGTGCTCCTTAAGGTTGGTGAAAACAGATATACCGCTGATGTGATTATTGGCATAACCACACAGAACGCGATGGTGTTCTATGATATCGTGGATATGCGGAAGGCAGATGTGAAAATAAAAAACGCAACCCCTCAAGGCTATGCAAATAGCAGGAAGCCTTTTAAGCAAGGGATTGCGTCTGACAACAAGGTAACACAAAATGGACCTGATGTCAATACTCATTCTATGCAGAATGGGCAAAAAAATGCACAGAACGGCAAAAACAACACCAGGCATTCCTTGGAAGTGGACAGTCAAGGCAACGAACTGACGGAGGCGCAGCAGCGGCGGTATAAGCATGTGGCGCCGGAGCTGCGGGACGAGGACGGTAAGATCAAGCCGTTTTACCACGGTACTGCCAGAGCGGACCGGGTAGGTTATGTGTTTGACCCCAAGCGGGCAACCTCCGGGCCGATGGCGTATTTTACGGACGATCCGGATATTGCCACAAATTACAGCAGGGATAAAGCAGATACTTCTCTCGCCTACGATAGCGATTATGACAGCTACGAGACCCAGTTTCAGGTAAACGGCAAGCCGGTTACAGAATACTGGAACACCTTGACCGCAGCTGAAAAGAAAGCAATGACCGAGAAGATCAAGCAGGTCACGCTGGACGACAACGATAACATTGTCTTGAAGCCCGGCAATCAAATAGGCATTGGTAGCTTTAGCGACTACGAGCTGCACCGTGCCAAGGGCAATGCGCTGTCCGTACTGGTAGACATGTGGCTTGGTGATGGAAATCTTTGGAACGAAGAAAGCCGTTTCTTGGATGTGCTAAAAGCGGTGGGTATTGATCAGGCCCAGTACAACGACCCGGACTACCGGGAAGAAAAGGTGTATCAGGCTTATCTGAATATTACCAATCCGTACAATACCGGCAAGCTGGATCAGTCCTTTATTGATGATTTGCAGTCGTATGTGGACGATGCAGACATGAGCCGGTACGACACAGACAATGCCCAGGCGGATATGTGGGATAAGAACGGCATTCCTATTGAGGATTGGCTGGAGCGGTTGCAGGACGATTTGGACAACGGCACAACCCATGCTTGGACCACGGTCCCGGATGTAGTCACAGACTTCTTGAAGGACAGCGGCTATGACGGCATTGTAGATCAGGGCGGCAAAAACGGCGGCGATCAGCACACCGTTGCGATTCCGTTCTACTCCAATCAGATCAAAGAGGTTACCAATGGCAATCCTACCGACAGTCCGGATATTCGGTACTCAAAGCGGGTTGGGTTTGATAATGCTCTGACCGGTGCTGAAAAGAAAAAGTATAACAGAGCGTTGCAGACAGGTGAAGACGCCGGACTGCGCATTAGTGACAACTCTATACTGGTGGAGTGTGAGAACGACTCCAAGTACCAGTACAAATATGTGGTCTATGATGATATGGAAGATGGGCCTGTTATCCGTGATGTGTACGCCATTGGTAGGATTGACCCAAATGTGGAGGACGATGTTGCTTCACAGTGTCATAACATAGCAAGATATATCAACGATGTAAAGGAGTTACACTATGATAACCAGCAAGTATATGAATCTATACTCAGATCTCGCGTTGAAGGTACTGCATACCTACTCGCCGGGTACAATAATCGAAGCAAACGATTTCATGTCATCGGACGAGGCAGTGTTGAAAATGGAACAAATACTCTCAACAAATCCGTCAGAGAGCGAACTGCTGGACAAGATACACGAGCTGCAGGAGAACTGACGGACAGCCGCAAGTCCAAGAGCATTGACGACACCGGGCGTACCTCTCTGCTGCGGGATGACAAGCGGTTGGACGAGATGAACATTACCCTGCGCCAGGTGTTTGACGGTCAGGAGCTGGAGACCGGGCACCATACTTCCCAAACCCAGGTACAGCGTGTGGCTCGACAGCTGAAGAAGTCTACCGGCAGCAAGATGGATACACCCCGCTTGATGGTGCAGCTGAAAGGGCTGTTTGACTATATCGGCAACAACGACGATGTGACCTTTTCGTCTGTCATGGACCAGGCAAAAGAAATTGCCCATGAGCTGCTGGATAGCACCCCGGAACACACGGTGCGTGACGAGTATGCACAGGAGGTTTTGGACACGCTGCGGGGTATGGCAATCACGCTGTCCGATGAGCAAAAGGCGGAGACGGCTTACCACCATGATCGGTACGGCAACTACCGCAAACGACTGTTTGGTGCGGTCAATCTGGCTAAGAATGGACAGTCTTTGGATAGCGCTTGGCAGGAGCTGGCTGAACTGTACCCGGGCACTTTTGATGCTGAGGAGAACAGCCAGAACATGCCGGAGCGACTGCTGGAGATCGTGGAGGAGTTGAAGGATTCTTATTATTCCTATGACGGTATGGACATGGACGATGCCGCCACTACCGTGGCCTATGATATTTTTGATGCGTACATGGACACTCCGGAGTACAAGACCTACGCCCAGCGACAGAACGATCGCTTTACTGCGATGCAGAACAAATACCGCAAGCGGCTCCAGTCCGTTAAGGATGATTACCGCCAGCGGTATGAAGAGAAGCTGAAGGCGGTACAATCCAAGAGTCGGCAGGACAAAGCAGATATGCGCACCCAGTACGCCGATCAGCTGAAAGCCCAGCGGCAGCTATACGCAGAACGGCGGCACCGTGATGTGGAAAAGCGGCGCAAGACGGTGCAGAAGAACAAAATCAAGAAGCAGATACTGGACTTGATGAGCCTGGCGGCAAACGGCGGCAAAGAGCGCCGGGTGCCCAATGGACTTCTGGACAGCGTGAAAGAACTGGGTCGGGCTGTGGTCCTGGACGGCAAGGCTGGGGAGAGGCTGGACAGCTACCTGAATAAGGTGCGGGACGGCTTCGACAAAATAGAAGGCAATGATAGCCAAAAGACCGAGTATGCCACTCTGGTGGAGGACTACAACAATCTGTTTAAGGGACAAATCCTCCAGTTAAAGGAGAGCATTGGCGACAAGTCCATTAACGACATGACCGCTGATGAGCTGGAACAAACCTATCAGCTGATCCGGTCGGTCAAAAAGGCTGTTACCAACAGCAACCGCCTATTCAAGGCAGAGAAGACCGCTACGGTGGAGAGCCAGGGCCAGCAGATCATTCGGGAACTGAAGGGTAGTAAAAAGGATCCCAATGGTAAGAAGACCAACGAGTGTATCGAGTTTATGAAAGGCTTTGGCTACAACACCCTAAAACCGGAGTATTTCTTTGCAATGCAGGGCTCGCCTACGCTGCGTAAATATTTTCATAATTTGCGCATCGGTCAGGACACCTGGGCCAGAGATTGCTACGATGCGCGGCAGTATTCTCAGCGCATGAAAGAGAAGTACCATGCCTACAACTGGAACCAAAGAAGGACCTTTACCTTGGAGACCCAGTACGGCGAAAAGCTGAAATTCAATTTGCAACAGCTGCTCTATCTGTATGCGCTCAGTCGGCGCGAACCGGCAATGCAGCACTTGACCCAGGGCGGTATGGTGTTTGACAAGGTATCTACCCGCTCCAAGCGGGGCAAGCGCATTGTGGAGCTGACGGACAACACGGCACACCCGCTGACCGTAGAAGACATTGCAAAGGCCACGGATATGCTCACCAAGGAGCAGAAAGCCTACGCCCAGGATATGCAGCGCTATTTGGCGGATACAATGGGCGCTAAGGGCAACGAGGTGTCTCGGGTGATGTACGATATGGACCTGTTTACGGACAGCGACTATATCCCCATGCGTTCCGCCGGTGATTATGTGCAGTATATTCAGGATAAGGCCAACGGTGACGCCAAGATCAAGAACAGCGGCTTTACTAATCAGCTGAATGTACACGCCAACAATGCCCTGGTCATTTCGTCTTTTGACGATGTGTGGGCCAATCATGTAAATGATATGGCGTTGTATCATGCGTTCACGCTGCCGCTGGAGGACTTCCAGCGGGTGTATAACTACCACACCCAGGTGGGCGAAAACGGTACGGTGTCGCAGGCGGTGCGTGGCTATATGGACACGGAGTCCAAACGGTATATTGAGCAATTCATCCGAGACCTGAACGGCGGTGTGCGACCGGACAATGGCTCACGGTATGTGAACAAGGGTATCAGCCTGTTCAAGAAGGGCGCGGTGTTTGCGTCTGCTTCTGTGGCTATCCAGCAGCCATCTGCGATCGCCAGAGCGATGGCAGTTATTCCGGCTAAGCATTTTGTGGCCACGACTGTTAGCAAGCGGGATTATGCGCAGCTGAAAAAGTACGCCCCGGTGGCTATTGTCAAGGAGATGGGCTACTTCGATACCGGCATGGGCAAGACGGCCACGGACTGGATCAACGAAGACAAGCCGCGTGGATTTGGCCAAAAGCTGGGAGCGCTGTTTACGGATAGCGACTACCGGGACAGCGTGCTGTCTGCGCTGCCGGAAAAGGCGGACGAACTGACCTGGGCACATATCTGGAATGCTTGCGTACACGAGGCCAAAACAGATTTTCACCTGACCGGTGAGGCTGCATACCAGAAGGCCGGGGAACGGTTCTCTGAAGTAGTAGACCGCACCCAAGTGTATGACTCTGTATTCTCCCGATCTGGTATGATGCGTTCGTCTGATAACGCTATGAAGATGGCAACGGCCTTTATGGCTGAGCCTACCACTTCTCTGAACATGCTGGTGGACGCTGTGTACCAGGTGAAGAACGGAAATGCCCCCAAGTCCTATGGCGCAAGGGTTGTTGGATCGCTTGTGGCAGCTGCGGCGCTCAACGCTATTCTTCAGTCTATCGTTACAGCAGCACGAGACGATGATGACGACAAGACTTACCTGGAAGTGTACCTCGGTCAGCTGCTACCGAATATGTGGAGCAACTTGAACCCGGCAGGACAACTTCCGATGCTGAAAGATGCAATCTCTATATTTATGGGCTACGATGTGAGCCGGGCAGATATGAACCTGCTCATAGATCTGCGTGATGCCGTTCAAGCTATGGACAGTGACACCATCAGCACTGGCCAGAAGATCAACCGCTTGGCCGGCGCCTTGTCCGCCTTTGTCGGTCTGCCATACAAGAATGTGGCCCGGGATGTGCAATCTGTATTCAATGTGATCCACAAGGCCACCTTGGATATGCACACCGGCGCAACCGGCACAAAGGAAGTGTTTAATGACGAGATGAAGGGCCAACTGCTCATTGATGATCTGCTGGAGAAGTTCGGCATTGAGATGTTCCCGGATACAGACAAGTCCGCAAAGCTCTATAAGGCTGTATCTACCGGCGATCAGGAGACCGTTGATCGTATGCAGAGAGAGGCCGGAGACGATGAAACCTTTAACCGTATGCTGGTGGCTGCGGTCAAGGCCAATGATCAGAATGCCGGCAAGGCTGCGCAGGCTCATTTGGAGGGTGACTATGACGGCTTTGATGCTCGGCTGCAAGATATTATCAAGCTGGGCTTTAGTGACGAGATCGCTGTTAAGGCAGTAGATGGTATTGAGTCCGCCGCCAAGGCATTGGTCACGGCCAAGGAGAATGACGACGGCACAGAAGAGTATAAGGCGGAGTACAAGGAAAAGTTCGACCAAGTGGTAGCCGCCGGCTTTGATGCCAAGGCGCTGGAGAAGTATGTGAGCGATCATGTAGACACCAGCAATGAGCCTAAGGGCAAATTGAAGTCGCGCTATGATTACAGCGATGTGGCGTTGGCGATCAGTAAGAATGACAACTCTGGCACCAAGCGTATGCGCCAAGACCTGATAGACACGGCTGTCAAAAACGGCTATACCAAGGACAAGGCTGAGGATATGGTGGACAAGGCCATACGCCGAGAGTTCGCCAAGTCGGATGAACGGCTGCTGCGTGCTGCGGAAGCCTATAAGGTTGGCGCGTTTGATACATACGAGGCGAATGTGCGGGCCATTGCTTCGGATGACTACTTCACGATGGATGAAGTGGCAACGATGGCTAAGGGCCATACCAACAAGACCGGCATACCGTACAGCAGCTCCGATGTGGTCAAGGCTATGGATACCAGTTCCGGCAAAGTGAAAAGCATTATCTCACAGCTTGAGAAAGCCGGAAAAGCGGGCAAAGACGGTGCTTATATTAAGAGCCGCATTACCGCTGCGTACAAGGATAAGTACATTAAGGGCGATGAAACCACCCGCCGAAATATTCGACAGAAGATGTACAACACCGGACTGTACACGGCAGACGAGATCTATAAGCGTACTAACGCCTGGCTGAAAAGCAAATAACCCGCAATCGGGGGGGTGACGAAAGTCGCCCCCCTTTTGCTATACTCAATGAGAGGTGAGAACATGAACAAAGTACAGATGTATATATCTCTTGATGTGTGCAGACCCGGTTTGCAGGAAACGGTATATGTGACCGGCGGAGACCAGGCGTCAAGAGAGCTGTGCATTTCGCTGAATGTGGGCGGAGTTCCACTTGATATGCAATCCGGAGAGGTGACAGCTGCTTATTACTCGATGATCAATAATAGCCCAGTGTTAGGTGAGTGTCGGCTGGAAGGCGGGCGTATCATTCACGAACTGACGGCTACTGAGTGTGCCAACACACATACTGCCAACATCCGTGTGCAGGATGCAGATGGTGCGGTACTGTATTCTCCGCAGTTGCAAGTGGTGTCCAGCGCGCCTATTTACAGTGACAGAGCCCTATCACAGAGTGATGAACTGTCCGCTCTGACCAAGGCCCTGGCAGATACAATGAAGAGCCAGATCGCAGGTATCACAGAGAGCGAGGCTAACGGTGTACACACCTATACGGTCACATTCGGTGATAACAGCACCAGGACTTTCACTGTGCAAGATGGAGCAGCCGGGCCGCAGGGCATTCCGGGCACGGACGGCAAAGACGGAGCGCCAGGCGCGGATGGTGCTCCCGGTAAAAATGGTACGGACGGTCGTGGTATCAATATCGCGTGGGTGAATGACAATGGAGAACTGCAACTGGAGTATTCTGACGGCGAAGAGGATAACTTGGGTAATGTTAAGGGACCGCGTGGTGTAAAGGGCGTAAAGGGCGACACCGGTGCGCAAGGACCTGCCGGCGCGGATGGCATTGGTATCACCGATGCACAAATCACAGAAGCCGGAGAGCTACAGATCACTTACACAGACGGTACGACTGTACTTCTGGGTGAGGTCGTAGGCCCCAAGGGCGATACAGGTGCCGCAGGCAAAGACGGCGTGAACGGTAATGATGGTGCCAAAGGCGACAAGGGGGATAAGGGGGATCCCGGTGAACCCGGCGCATCTGGTGTTGAGACCTGGGAACCCGTGTTCGCCAAAACTTTTGACGCTGATACAACAGCGAACCAGCAGTGGAACCTCACCAAGCCCTGCCGCAAGATCAGACTGCGTATGGCGGTGGCGGGGAGCGCGGCCAACTCCGCCGCTGGTGACAATACTGTGTACATCAACTCGTACACTTCAAAGTGTATGTTACCTAATGCATTTCGTTTTGAAACGGCCACGGCCAAGGGCTCCTTCGTCGTTGCTGAGGTGGATATCGCAGAAGATATGGTGCGGGTACTGGTCAACAAGAGTAATATTTCCAGTAATTTCAACGCGGCAAACCTCACGGTCGGCGGAACAATTTGGGCCGCCAGCGGTATCACATTCAACATCTTTAAGGACGCCGAGGGCCACGGTGCGATCAAAGCCCTGTCGTTCCCAACCAACGGCAAAACCATTGGCGCCGGCACTCAGGTGGAAGTATTGGGGGTGGTAAAGTGATGAATGTAGAAACCGAAAGCCGTATTGCATTTCTAAAATCCGAGCTGGCGGAGACCGACTACCTGTGTTTGAAATTTACAGACGGTGCTTTATCTGAGGAAGAGTATGCGCCAATCCGCCGGCAGCGGGCGGCGTACCGGGCAGAGATCAATGCGCTGCAAGGGGGTGAGACCGATGTATAGTGCATTCGTCACAGCCGCCCTGACTGCTGCCGTGTCAACGGTTGTCGGCAGTGCCGTGTCCGCTGTGATTGCTTCATTGATTGCGAAGAAAAAGAGCAAGAAAGCAATGGACGAAGTCACCACAGCCCGGTACATAGCCATTGAAAACGGCTTGCAGTCCATTTTGCGCGCCGAGATCATACGGCAGCACGAAAAGCATACTGAGCGGCGCTACTGCCCGCTCTATGCAAAAGAAGCCATGGTCAAGGTGTATGACGCCTATCATGCGCTGGGCGGCAATGGTATGATGACCAGATTTTACAACGAGATAATTGCGCTCCCGGAGGAGCCGCAAAAGGAGGATTAACTATGAAAGTAACCGCAGGAACCATTGCGAGAACCGTCGTATTGGCGGTATCTCTGCTGAATGTACTCTTGAACGCCTTTGGCAAGAACCCGCTTCCGTTCAGCGATGATGAAGTCTATACTGCTGTGTCAACGGTAGTGGCCGTGGCGGCTTCCCTGGTCGCATGGTGGAAGAACAACAGCTTTACCCAGGCAGCTTTGAAAGCAGATGAGACCTTGGCGCTGGAACGGACAGAAACCGCAGAAAGCGAGGCTGTACACCATGAGTAAGCTGTATTACTGCCGGCAGACCACCGAAAAGTGCAAATCAATCAGATACCCCAGCAAGACCCACCCCTATAAATACGGCACCAGCGGCTGTATCTACACAAGTGGCTGCGGGGTATGCGCAAGCCTTATGGTCTTACACAACTTCGGATTTACCAGCTTAAACACAGCCAACTGGACGCAGAAATGCCTACTGATGGGTGCACGCAGTGCAGACGGCACCGATATGGACAAGGTGGCAGCGTTCATTGAGAGGCATTTCTCAATCGTAAGCAAGCGAGCCAAGTCTGTTGCTGATCTGAAAGCCCACCTGAAAGCAGGCGGCAAGGCCATTGTATGCGTCAGCGGCGGAGGCAAAATGCTTTTTTCCAACAGCGGGCACTATGTGTATGTGGGCGGCCTGGACAAGAGCGGTAACCTGATCATTCTCGACCCGTACTGGTATGATGGCAAATTCACCATGACCGCCAACCGCAGGAAGTACACCAAAGTCAAAAACGCCAGAGAAGTGTATGTACAGCCTACCGCCCTTGCGTCTGATATTAGCGGCATTTGGCTCTTTACGAACGCAAAGGGTGCCAAGACGGTTTACGCGGAGAACGATGTGAACTACCGCAAGGCAAGCCCCAAGGCGCCCGCCATTAAGCCGGGTACATACACAACCACGGCAGTGCGGGGAATTTACAAGGGCGCAGGTGCTGCTGCCGGACGCAAGAAGGTCAAGAATCTGACCACGGACGGACGGCGCCACGCTACAAGCAGTAAGAAGACCGCAGACGCTATGCTGCGCTCCGGCACCACCATCACCGTGCTGGAGACAAAGCTGCTCTCCACCGGCAACCTGTGGGCACGCTGCCCCTCCGGCTGGCTGTGTATCTGGGAAAAGGATATTGACCGTAAATTCATCAAGTAAAGCAGAAAGCCCACCGAATAACGGTGGGCTTTTTCATATATGCTTTTTTACTTAATATTAGTGAAAGGTATTGACAATCATTGCCTCCTTGTAGTATAACGAAAAACAAAGGAGGAATGAAAAATGATTGTGGAAGATACCAAGGATTTGGTTGAAACTGCGGACTATGTGATCATCGAAGCTGTTTTAGTGGATGATGGACTGCGTTACAAACAACTTTCTATTGGCGTTAAAGCCAAAAATGGTGACATTATCCGCATAATTCCAATATCGACAATGCTCATGTGAGAAAAGGCCGGGCAGTTCACAAGACTGTTCGGCCTTTTTCTATACCTAATTATATCTAAATGCAATAAAGAGGCCCGGATGGGGAACTGGGTGCCAGTCTGCGCTATTTGTCCCAGCGGTATTCTATGCCGTATCCGGAGTTGAAGGGTTTGCTTACGGACATTGGTGTGGAGGAGCTGGGGCACCTGGAAATGATCGGCGCCATGGTACACCAACTAACCCGCAACTTGACGGAAAAGCAGATTGAAGAAAATCCCGGATTTGCCGCCTACTTTGTGGATCACACCGCCGGTGTGTATCCAACCTCTGCCAGTGGCTCCCCTTGGAACGCAGCCAGTATCGGCGTAAAGGGCGACACCATTGCCGACCTGAACGAGGATCTGGCGGCGGAGCAAAAGGCGCGGGTCACCTATGACAACATTCTGCGCATGGTAGACGATCCGGATATTATCCAGCCAATTAAGTTCCTGCGGGAGCGGGAGATCGTCCATTATCAGCGCTTCGGTGAGGGGCTGCGGGTAGCCACCGATAAGCTGAACAGCAAAAATTACTATATGACCAATCCGTCGTTTGACAAATAA